GTCCCGCCCCAGGTGATTAGTGGCCGGACAATGATCCCCGCCCGGCCACTAGCTGAAGCCCTGGGGGCAAGGGTTACATGGGATAGTGCAAAGAATGCGGTTGTTGTAAGTGATGGCACAACAAAGGAGATTGATGCAAATTTAATCAGCGCAAATGATTTAGCGAACGATTACAATGTATTTTTATCTGTTGGTGAAATGGTTATTTTAAAAAAGGGAAATATCGAAATATCTTTCCCGCGTCCCAATACCTCTAACAAAACGGTAACAATTAATACTGATTTAGGAATACTTACTTTACAAATTGAAAATGGACGTTTCTATTTCAAAAAAGATGAGCTAAAGGAACTTGGATTAATCTAATAATCGCCACCGCCTCTGCTTTGTACAAATAACTGAACAATCACGCTTACCACCAGACGACCTAAGTCATCGGGTGTAATTTCTATCTCATGCCATCCTCGTGTTATTTTCCCGTCGCCATCCTTGTCCAAAAAAGGAATGATGTCAATATCATCGCCACTGGTTGCGGTTTGTCCAGTTACGGTATTACCATCTACCTTTATGGACACGGCTGTCGGTTCTGGTCCCAAGTATATCCCGTAGTCGATATCATGAATATGATCCGGAAGCTCAACTTCGTGATTATGGTCAACGTCTTCAATGACATGAGTATGCGCTCCATCGTTACCGATTGAGTGGGAGTGTCCTGATGTCGTTCCGGTACTTCCTCCGTGATCGTGGCTTGGTATGGTATCGGTTACTTCATAACCAGAAGTGGCTCCAGGGTCAGAAAACCATGCGCTTACTCCAGACGTAAGCGTCGCCGCACCGCCACCCAAGGTGGCCTTACTGTAAGCCCGAAACTGACTTGCTTCATAACTCAACAGCAATTTGTTAACCCTTACCGTCTCTTCCGGCACATAAAATTTAACTATCGCTGGATTATCCGGATCGCAGTTGTCGGCAAAATCATGGCTGTCCAGATTAGTTGCCCCCTGGGCATACACGTCGTTGACGTGCTGCCGCTTCAGCAGGCTGGTCGTAGTATCGGCAATATCCAGCGTTTTATTGCTTATTTCCAGGGATATATTCCCCGGCTCACCCCACAGATCCCCCTTGCTCACGCTGACAATCCGCGCCGTAAACTCGCCTATATCCGCATCTTGCACCATCACTAAGATGCCAGGGTCCCGGAACCGGTCGAGCGTCTCCCCAGTAATCGCATAGATATCAGCCCCGTCAACCGTATAGGCCACCCGCGGAGTCTTAACCGTCTCCAGCCAGGCCGCCGCTTTTGCCATTAGAGTTGCAGCGCTTTCTTCCGCCTTGTCCACGTAAGTTGCGGCAATAACTCCGTATGTACCTATCGTAGATGCGTCCAGGTATGCTATGCCAGAGTTGACTGACTTAATTGTAAGTTGATTAACGCCCTCACCGTAGCCCAAGGGGTAAACCCTCGTTACAATGTAACTGGGATCCTCCTCCTTCGTGATGCCGATCAGGTTCTTACGGTACATAATTCTTGCCGTTGCCGTGGCAGATGGTACTATAAGATTTAATGTCCACAGGGTGGTTGTTGTGTCCCATGTCCACTGGTATTCGCCAGTGTATGCTTTCGGCAGGCTGAACAGGGACGATAACAAATTTTCATTCTCCCATTTGTAATCGTAGGCGCTGGTAAAGCTGACTGTACCTACCTGCCACCGGGCAACCGACTGATAGCCCAAGATGTAGCTAATATTTTGCGTTGGCGTGTAGCCGGTGGTCTGGTGGTACTGAAAAAGGATATCGTCCAGCAGAGTGGCCAGGACGTGTTCACAGGTGTAAGTTACCGTAAAATCCGACTCGTTTTTTACCGACCTCGTCGGAATTATCCGGAACAAGTCAACCCTTTCCCCGGCGTCGTAAATTTCCACAAAACGAAACGGCAGACATTCCGCATTTTTGGGATCATCCGCCGGCAGGGAAAATTGAGCCGTCCATATCTCGTTAAAACGTTTTTCATAGCCTATTTTGTAGGCGTTTTGCAGTACGGCTACCAGGGCCATGCTGTTATCATATACTTTTATCAAGTTATCACCCCTTAAATTATAAAAGTTTATCTATCACAGTATCAGCAACCCGCTGGGCTCCACGGTACGACAAATGAACATTATCTGCGGTATAAATGTATTTTGTGAGTACATTCATCCCCATTGCCGCCCGTGCGTCGATTACCTCAAGGCCGAAGTATTCACCCAGGACTTTTACAGCCTGAGCAAATTCGACGTTTGCCGGGTTGTTTGCGCTGCAGGTCGTGGTCATGAGAATCAACCGCACTTCCGGGAGGGCAGTCAGGAAATATTTAATGATATAGGAATATGCCCCATAAAACTCTGACAGATCCTCTTCGCCCATGTCAACGGCCATGTCGGAGCCGTCACCTACCGTTTGGCCTGTGTCATTCAGCCCGCCTAAAATTGTGATTATGTCAGGGGCCTTGGCAATAATGGCATCCATGCGAGTCGTGTCAGTCAGGGTATTGTCTGCATACCTGGTCGTTACAGAGGCGCTGGAATAGCCGAACGTCCTCAGTCTGACGCTTGTCGCATTTTCTACCGCCTTGCACCATTCCTCAAGGTAGGTGGTCGAATCCCCGTAAGCCGCCCACAGTTTGTAGCGAATTTTGCTATTGTCTGCATATATTGCCGCTGCTTCAGAGGCCAGGCTGATGGTCAGGGACTTGTAAACGTCATCCCTGGTTAGTATCTCGTTGTTGAAATTGACAATCATCTGAGTAGCCCCGGCAGGAACAATAACGTCATTGTAGGCATAAATACTTAATGCATTAGGATTTGCAGGTATGGCCGCAACTAAAGCATCTTCAGCGTCCAGGAAAACACCCCTGGTTGTAAATGTGTCCCCGGTTCCCGAATGAACATTGGCAATCCGGTATATTTCCCCGGCAACGACAGGAATCGCTTCCGTATAACTTAGACCTGCATCGGTCTGCTCAACGCCTGAGTTGTCGATATACTTGCCATCGGTTTTGGTCATGGTCACATAGTCCCAGACATTTGTAAATTCAACAAGTTTTAATACCCTGGTTGCCCTGTAGTTTGTATAGCTCTTGCCGACAACGACCATATGAGTAACCCCTGCGGGAATGGTGATTGTAGATATACTATAATTTACAGCATTCACATCCGGCGCAATGTTTTGTACCCAGGTTTCGCCGTTCAGCAAATATCCCCGGATAATTACGTTCCAGTTACCTGTCGTTTCCGAGAAAGTTACAATGCGCCAAATTTCCCCTTCGCTGACCGGGATAGGCTCGCTGTAATGGAAAGATGCACTATTTCCCTCTATAAATTCGTCGCCATCCCAGTATATGAATTTTCCTTCCGTCCACGAATAATTCCGCTCCAACTGCGCCCAATCGTCGTTAACAATTGCGAGCCCCGAAGTTTTAGCTGTATTATCATTAACTTGAGACAATGTTTCATTTATTTCATCCGTGAGTTTATCTGCCGTCACGGCCTCATCAGCGATTCTGTCCGTGGTTATGGATCCGTCCGTTATGGATTGATCTATCCAGTCCCGAATATAAGAGATTTCGCTTGTGTTTTCGTTGATATACAAGATTCTGCGATATGTTTTATTGCTCAAATTAGATATGGATGTAATAGTTTGAGCAACCCAAACATATTCATTTTCGACAGTAGACTTTGATCGAATTACATGCAAAACTCCGGAAGTGGATAAGGGGTTGTTTTGTACAGCCGTATTGACCATATATATGCCAGTCAACCAGACATCATCAAGATCAAACGTCCCATCGGAGAGCCACGGATACTGGATTCCTGCATCTTTTGCTAATTTTGCCGTGGTTACGGATTCGTCAGCAATTGCAGCGGCTTGATATACCCAGCCCTGTACCCATGCCGCACCGCTCCATTTATAAACATAACCATCGTCGAGATTGAGTTTTACATAATCATCGCCTGTCGGATAAGCGGCCTCTATTGCCGCCAAATCAGCAAAGGACTCCGGAGTACCGTCAGACACGGAGGCAACTTGAGCATCAACATATGTTATGTCTGCTTTTAATGCCACTCCGCTTGACAGATCATTATGTTTATCTTCCCAGGCGGTCAGGCGGCCGTCCAGATACGTTGCTTCACCTTCTGCGCCATAATTCGTCCCGTCAGTATCAATTAGGGCTGCAGTGACAAGAGCATCGTGGTCAGAGCCGGTAAAGCTAAGGTTTGTCAGGTCAGTTTTAACGTCGTCAATTGCATCTTTTACATTGTCTCCCGTGGCCTCGCCCGAATAGGTAACATGCTCTGCTGCGTGCTTGTCTGCGCTGCCGGCAATGTGGGCAATTAACTGATTATTTATAGCGATAATATTTGCCTTAATTTTCGGCCAGGCATCCCGGAGTTTAGTTGTGCCAAGGTAATCTAATAATGTAGCCATGTATGCACCCCCTTATAGGTATTGCGGACTGAAGTCAAACGTAAAATCAACAGCGCCGCCCGTTTTTGCAATAGTGACCGTATTGTTGCCGGGAAGGAGCTTCAGGAAGTCCGCTGTGTCCCCGGTAAGCTTGTCTAATTTATTTGTTGAGCCGTTTTTGACAGTGGCGTTTACGTTGTCAATCGTGATTGTCTGCCCTGTGCAATTTTCCGTATATGTAAGAGTTTTCCCGTTCATCGTAATGGAAAAGGCCGAAAAAGTACCCGTGACAACGATATCGAACTGGGCACCTTCCTGAGCTCCCAGACCGAGATCAGCATTGCCGTTGTTGACAATGGTCACCTCGTCGCTTGAATCTTCAGTCGCTAATGCAAATTTAAAATCATCACCGGAGTCAAGGATGACATCCAGGTCGAGCGGCGCCCCGTCATCCAGGTAAATGTCCTCTGCGGTAGTCACGACATACTGCGCAAAAGGCTGACACTCAAACTGCACCGTGCCCTTGCCTGACCTGTAAAAAGTTTCAATGTCCAGAGCACTATAGACCTTCGCAAAGTGGAACTTGTCCGGTTCATCGTCAAATATCAGTTCCTTGTAATCCGTTTGACTCAACCAGGCGGCAACATCACGCATTTGCAGTCGTAATGCGTTTATTGATGTGCCGATATACTGCAACAGCACGGATATAATCCTGTTTTCGTAGGTATTGCCTCCGAAGTCGTAGGAGCCGTGCTTACCGGGTATAACCAGTTCACGCTTCCGCATTGCGGGAAGGATTGGGCGGTTTACCGAATTGGCTACAATGCTGAAATCATCATAACTATGGCTGCCATTATATTCAAAACCGATCATGCCGTCACCGCCTGACCCCTGCGCCGGCTGTATATCAGATTATCTAATTCCTGAGCAATCCTCTTGGCGTCATTGTCGTTTCGAACGGTCCCAGTAAAATAGAGATTGATAACGTCTCCTTTGCCGTTTTTGGTCACTGCTGAAGCAAGTTTATCGTAATCAAACAGGGAAGATATCTTGTCCAGCGGCAAAACAGCCTCAGTGCCGCGTTCACCGACGCCGATTATGGCGGGAGAGGTGAAAATTCCGCCACTGCCATACCAGTCAATGTCGAAAGCAGGCTTCGGGACCGTTACCCCTGCTACTTCCCAACTGCCCATTGTGACGCTGAAATGAGGCAATGGAATATGAATAGATTTAATCCCGTCAATAATGCCCTTGATGATGTTTTTCCCCCACTGCGGGGCCTGTGCAGGAATGCCCTGGATCCATGTCCATAACCCGTTTATTTTCTCCTTTGCTTCAACAACCAGGTTGCCGGCTGTCTGGACTATAGCGGCCTTAGCTGCAGTAAAACCCTTACTTACACCGTCCCAAAGACCGCTGAAAAACTCTTTTATCGGCTCCCAGTTCTTGATCACCAAAAAAGCAAGCCCGGCCAGCACAACTATGGCCGCTATCGCTATACCAACTGGTGACATAATGAACGTCAGCGCACCCGCCAGACCTGTCCTAAGAACGCCAGATACCAGGCCAATACCAGTTTTTAGCGGGCCTAATCCACCAGTAAGAAGCCCCATCACTGTAGATACCTGAGCAAATCCTGCTGCTATCTGAGGCAGGAAGCCTATTAGCATAAGAGCAGGGCCGCCAATAAGAAGCATGCCGGCAACGAGTGCTGCAAAAATAGCGATCATATTTTTGACCGGTCCAGGAAGCACGTTGAACAGGTTTACCATCCCTGTTATTGCGCTGGCTACCGCTTTTATCGCAGGAGTCAGCGCCTCCCCAATACTAATGCCTGCACTTTCGAGGGATCCCGTGAGCTGATCCATGCTGCCTTTGAGATTATTCTGCATCACATCGGCTGCTTTTTTGGCTTCACCATTTGATTCCTGAAGCGCCTTTGTGTATTCATCGTAAGTTTTTTTACCGTTGCCAACCAACACCATCATTCCGGATACTGCTTCAGTCCCGAAAATAGTTGACAGAGTAGCGGCTTTTTGTGCTTCCGTTTGTCCTGCTAGTCCCTCGTTTAATTCGCCGATTATGTCACTGAGCGGTTTCATTTTGCCGCTTGAATCAGTTATAGAAATACCCAGCATGTCAAGGGCAGTTCCGGCGTCTTTCGGAGGGTCGATCAGGCGGAGCAGCGCCGACCGCATAGTTGTTCCAGCCTGTTCACCTTTGATGCCCGCGTTCGCCATCTCAATAACAGTCGTTCCTACTTCTTCCAGGGAAACACCCAACTGCGCAGCTACCGGGCCAACATACTTCATGCTATAGGCCATATCTTGTACGCCAGCGCTTGATTTATTAGCCACCTGAGCGAGTATGTCAGCAACGTGCGCTGATTCAGATGCCTCTAGGCCAAAGGTATTCAGGGCTGTACCCATGGTTTCCGCAACAAGAGCCATTTCTTCCCCGGAAGCCGCTGCCGCTGATAATACTCCAGGCATAGCCTCCATGATTTTATTTGCATCCATGCCGGCAGCCGCTAACATTTGCATCCCTTCTGCGGCTTGCGACGAACTAAAAGAGGTAGCCGCTCCCAGTTCAATAGCCTTTTCTTTTAGTTGTTCAAACTGCTCTGCCGTACTTCCCGACAGCGCTTGAACTTTCGACATTTGAGCGTCAAAGTCCATTGCGCTCCTAACGGCGCCACCCAGACCAACGGCAATACCTGCTCCAGCAGCAGTTAACCCAGCCCCTGCAACCTTGAAGCTGTCAAAAGAAACTTTTAGATTAGCTGCCTCCTGCTGTGCCTTTGCAAAATCATCCTTTAGCGATTTCATGCTGAGTCCTAATTTTCCAGTCTCTTTTGTCAGGGCTTCTTCCTTTTTTATACTTTCCTCTAGGGATTTATTTGTTTTGGAAAGGTCAGTTTCCATGTTGGCCAGGGCTGTCCGGGCGCCGTTTAATTTAATCTGTAACTCTTGAGTGGCCTTTGCGTCTGCGCCTTTTTTCTCGGCTGACTCTTGAAAAGCCTGTTTCAGAGCAGCAACTTTCTGCTTTTGAAGCTCAATTTGCTGGTTCAGGCTGTTGGATTTGAGTCGCAGCTGCTCCGTAGAATTACCAAAGCCGCCAAGTTCGGCGCTGGCAGCTTTAAACTCAGACTTCACGACGGAAAGTTGCTTATTTATACCGGAAACACCCTGCTGGAAACCGCTTGAATCCATGCTCACACGAACGGCAAGGTTACTTAAAGTTTTATCTGCCACATTATCACCCGCCTAAAATACCTGATCTATCGTTGTCCGGCTCTGTTTTTCCTTCTTGTTTGCGTTATAAACAAGCAGGTCAAGATAATAAAAAAAATCCATCTCGTCAATGGATTGAAGTGTCCAGCCCTCTTTGAAAAGGGATAGGTAAATTTCCTTCATAAAATCGCCCGGGGAGATTAGCTCCCCGCTTCCAGGTTTTTTGGTAGCTGCGTCAATTTAGCGCCCATCTTGCCAACAACTGAGTTAATGCAATCAAGCAATGTCGGGATAAGCTGTTCTGCGTCAAGGCCATCATAAACGTCATCAAGCGTAAATTCCTTGCCAAACAATTCCACGACGTAACCGACCAGATTATCCAAGTCAGCGGTTTTCAAATCGCTAAAATTGACCTTTTCAGTTATTTCAATTGCTTTTCTGACCATCCGGGCCTTCGTAGATGGAGCAACAAAAGTTTTTTCGCCAAGTACGATTTGCGTATAAATCACCCCTAAATAATAATTTAAGAGGGGATTTCTCCCCTCTTTTTAAGCTGTTATCGTAAATCCTGCCACCTTCGGAGCGGCCAACTTGTTACCGGCCACGTCCGTTACTCCCGTGCCGCAGACTGAGGTATAATCAGCTTCAGCCGTGAGGTTGCTTGTCGGATTGAACGTAACCACGGTATCATTCGTACCGATGGAAAGGGCTCCCGCAACCAGGGATCCGTCAGACGCCTTGATAAGATAGAAGTTGTCCGAGGTCATGCAGCCGGGATTGATTGCCTCAGAGAATGTCCAGACAATATTTGCATCAACAGCTACCCCGCTGGCACCATTTGCCGGCACCACCGATACGGTCGGCGGCGTAGTGTCACCAGTAGCCGCAACTGGGATAACCACTGCGTCAAACCAGGTATCGTCTATGTCGACGGGACAATTATCATCAGTTGTATCGACGTGATATTCCCACATGCCATTATAAATGGTGGCCTGGAATTCAGCCTTCAGGGTGGGCACTTGGAATTCAATCTTTCCTTCCTGCCCTTTCAGGCTATCCTCAGGCAGTGAAAAAGCGCCTTTGTAGAACACGCCGTACCTGTGCCCGCCCCTGATAGGGGCCTTATAAAGCAATGCTACATATGGCGGTTCATCGGTGTCTTTTGCGTAAACGCCTCCATCGGCGGCCAGGGTCTGACCAAGCAGGGCAGCACGTTCAGCACTGGTTAAATCAGCACGTTTGACTTCAACATCCGCACTTTCAAACATGGAAACTTTATCCCAGAGCCTATTCTCTGCATACTGTTTAGCAACATTGATCTTTGGTTTAATATTAATTTCCTGGATGCCCGCGTAATAAGACGGCGTCCCAAAGGTTAAACTGGACGAATCATCGTTTGTAACTGCCGCAACATAAAGTTTTTCTACACCAACAATTGGCAATTTAGTTACCTCCCTTAATCGACATAAGAAAATCTGATCGCCTTGTGAAATGTTTTTGTGTCACTTTCATAAAGGTCCTGGGCCGTTGTTCGCTTGAAACCCGCAGCAAGCATTGCCTCCTGAACGCTGTTAACCAGGTCAATGTAGTCGCCACCCGAAAATACATCAACCTGGATATAATAGCCGGTGTTAATTTCCTCGTTTTCAGCCCAGTTTTCGCCAGTTTCCAAGTAAACAAAAAACGTAATATAGGTTGTTTCCTTGCCTTCGTAGGTTCGGAAACCAACTGGATAACCAAGAGGCGTCAAGGTATCTTTAATTAACTTGTTAATGTTCATAACCCTAACCCCTCCCTGAGTTTTTGATCGATTATTTCGGGGACCTTATCCTTATTTTTCTCCCCGGCAGGCTGTATAAAAGGAGCGGCTTCCATTTTCGAAGTCCCGAATTCAAGAAATCCAGCCCGCCAGGCGGTTACTTCTCCCGGGCCAACCAGTACGTATTTGCCTTCAGCATCTTTTTTTACACCGGAAACCTCAATGTTGTCCTGGATGTGAACGGTATCACGGTCGCTGACGTGAACCAGATCCCGCATGTCAGCAGCGACCGGTTCAGCGGCAGCCTTAAGAGCAGCGTTTTCAACCTTTGAAACGTTCTTGTCCATTGCTTCAAGCATGGCAATCAGGCTGTCAGTGCCTTCAAGCTCAAATTCATTGGACATTCAAAAACAATCACCTCCAAATAAAAAACCGCCCGGTTGAGGCGGCATTATTTCACGTGGAATATTCAACTCTCGATCTACATTAGTTAAATACCTCAATCATCGTTGTTTCTGTCTCAAGATGCTACTGTCGCTTGTGTCTGGGATTACATCCCCTTCCAGATTTACTATTTTGGACAGAGTAATAATCATAACCGCATCCCCCTAAAGTAATTAATACTAGCTGCTCTTGCAGCTACTCCGGCATAGCCAGCGTTTGCATGAACAGTGTCAGTTACATCTAGTATTTTTCTTTGGTTATGATACACCTTTAGCCTATTTCCGATTATTTCAAAGCCTAATATACCTTTTTCAACACTCGAATAACTATTGTCTGAAGCTATTACAGTATTTGCGCCATTAACAGTACGATTTATATACAAACCGTAAGAATTCGAATGCGCTAATACATAATACCCATTGCCTCCATTAGTGATTGACCAGCGAACCATTATACTCGCATAAGCGATCCCTCCAAACCTGTAAGCGTTCATCACGCTCTTTAATCTTATCTGCTT